TATATAATTATCAATTTTGCTATGAAGAGATTCTGCTTGTCTTTTAAGTGATTCTTTAAAATTTTGTGGAATATCACAAGAGTTATATATATCTTGATCTACTACTAAATTATCTTTATCGTAAGAATACCATTTTGCCAATTGTTTCATTCACTTTTCTTTCAACATCTTCTGCAATTCAGCAGTACTCCCCACAAACAATGCATTTGTCACATTCTTTGGGGCAGTGTTAGGAACCTCTTTTAGTTTCCTCCTTAAAGTATTTATGTAATAATGTTAGTTAGGCTGAATAGGACTCCATTTTTTACTAAACTGACTATTAGAGTCTGGAACATCCTTCAACTGTATTCTTCGACACTCTCTTCTATATCCTTGATAGTCATTAACTGCCACATGATTAACTGCACGATTATCCCACATTGCAATTGAACCAACTTCCATTCTAAACCTAAATTGAAATTCTGGTCTTTCACACCATCTATACAAATAGTTCATAAGAGGCATGCTTTCTTCTATTGTCATATTTGCAAAACTACGAGTATACATAAAATTAACAAACAAAGATTTAATCCCTGTCTCTGGATGTATTTTTACCAAAGGATGCTCATATCCTGTCTCTTTCCAAACAGGTGATTGATAAGAACCACCCATATCAAAATCACGATTCTCTGGCGGTTCAATACCAGCTGAATCTGGTTTTGCAACTGGACTTCCTATAATTTTAGAACCTCTACCATAATGTCGATTAGAATCAGGCCCTGCTACTTTAGCATCTGTCATTACACACTTAACATCTTTAATCATATCTTTCATGCCAGGAGACAATGATTCATATGCTAAATTGAGATTAGCAAACCAAGTTTCGGCGCCAAAAGGAGGAACCTCTATACCATATAAAATACTAGCCATAGGTGGGTTAGCAACAAAACAACCATCTGCATGAAAATCCTCTCCTACAACTCTGAAATTATCAACTTCCTTTAGAATTTTTTTTACTTGTCTAAATTTAGGTCCAGTCTCATCATCTTTTTCTACATCTGTAAAATTTTCATTTACAAACAATTCACCAAATTGTTCACCAAATTGCATGAACTTCTCATCTGATAATTTTTGATCTTTGAAAAAAAGAACTTTATATTTTAACCAGGCATGTCTCAATTCTGATATTACATCGTCTGATAATTTTTTTGAACAATCAACTCCATCCACTAAACCACCACCAGCACCATGTGTTTGTTTAACACTAATATTTTTATATTCCACAACTTAACTCCTCAAATTCATATATTACAAACCGGCGAGATTTATCCTGGCCGGTATTCTGATGTTTTCTTTTTGTTTCAATTAATTCTTTAGCTTCATCTCCTTCAAATCCTAACGCTTTCACGATAACACTTGGACCTCTTTCAAATCTTGCATTTTTGCTGTGGTCATCAGCAAAGTCTATTGTCGATAAAGAATGATAATCGTTTTCTAAATCTAAAAATTCCCAATTAGAAAGTTTAGGTCTTAGTGGTAATCCTAATTCAGAGTATATTAAAACTTTACTTTCCATTTGGTTTAATATTCTAAGTTCTGGAGATGTTCTATGTTTCATTTCAAAATATTGAAATAAGTATGGAGCATAGTAGGGCATTAGGATAACTGGAGCTCCCCAATTATCATATTCATATCCTGTATGTGCAGCTATATGATTTTGTGCCCCAAGAACCATGCCCGGCTTCTTAATTATTCCTCTATGAATATTACCTTCATTTTCAAATCTAAAGTGACCATCTGTGCCTATAGGATGACCATCATATTTTTCCATATATTTTAGATTACCAGCTGCTGTAAATACTGATCCAGAACCTTTACCATCTTCAAAATACTCAGATTCAATCATAAAATCTCTAAGACTATCCTTATCATATTCCATATCAATAACTTTTAGATCAATATCATAACGTTTTGCAAATGCTTTTGTAAACTCCCATTCAACTTCACATATATGTCCGTTAAATGAATTTTTAATATGAACAAAGTCTGCATCAACATCTGCCCATTTAAATCCCAATGCAGCTGCATGAGAATCAACACCACCAGAAACAAATATTGCTGGTTTAACATTTTCAGCTATAGCTCTGCACTGTCTGACTAATGCATCTTGATAAGTTGTTGGGTTATAATCTTCATACGGATAATGATTTACCCACATATCCTTGGTGGGTAAATCATACATCAACCAATCATTATAAAACAAATTATTTTTCCTTCAGCATCTTCTGTAATTCAGCAGTACTTCCAACAAACAGTGCATTGGTGACATTCTTTGGTGCAGTGTTAGGAACCTCTTTTAGTTTCCTCATTTTCTCTTGCAAGTCACCAAGTTTTTCAGTGACCTCAGCCACTTGTTTGATAAGGTTTCCGGCAACTTCGTATGCTCGTGGATGGTCCGATTCTTTGGCGAGTTCCAGTATGCCTTCCACTGCATCCGTTCCTCTTTCGACCAAATTGTAGAATTGTTGTCGCTGGTACTCATAATCTTTCTCCACATGCTCACTGACATCGCCCCAATCTTCTTGAGATGATGTTACTACTTCTTGTTTTATTTTTTTAGTTGAAATTTCTTGGACAATTCCAAGAGCTTTATCAATGTCATTACTCATATTAAAAATTCCTGTTACATTAACTATCTGTTCCCGACTCTGGATCAAAACTTTTTGCATCTTGGAAGAATGATGTTGTCTCATTAAATCCAAAATCATCATCAGCGTCAGCTGTAGTAGGGTTGGGTGTAACAACAAGTCTTTGTTCCCGTGTAGGAATATTTGTCTTAACATCTGTAAACTGATCAACCTGTACAGTTTTTATAATAGATTGTGAGGTAACAGGACCATAGAGATAAAATTTTGCAGTAAAACTTAAAGTATAAATCAAAGCTCTTCGGTTTGCAAAATCACCCTCATAATCATCTTCATAGGAAATACTATTCAAGACGATAGGAACATCTCGTTTAATACCCATCTCTGACATATCATTAAGTGTAAGAGTATACTCAGGTTGAAAATATGGTAAAATTTGTTCAACAATCTGTAACGCATCGTCAGAATTTTTTGCTAGAACATATAATTCAAATCCAACATTATATGGCACTGGCATATATTGTGTTTCAAGTTTTTTAGAATTACCTGTTTTAGTTTTTTTAAATTTTTGAATACGATTTAGTTTTCTTGCTGGATCATATGTAAGACCATTAATTTCAAAACCAATTCGTGGCAATGTAACCGCAACCTGTTTTGTTAAATCTGGGTCTTCTGCAAGACGAACTAAAAACTTTTGTCTTGGTCCATATGCCAACGGAACTTTCATTGACTGAACTACTTTACCATCGCTGTCTTTACGAACTAATGATATATTATTAAACATTGTACCAAATGCGACAACCACTTTTCTGATTGTCTCATGATAATATTGTGTACCTAACATTAACCTAAACTCCCTGCATCACCAAATGGATTAGATTCTGTAAAATCTAAAACTGTATCATCTAGTCTATCGAATAACTCATTTTGAGAGGTCTTATCAATAACCCCATCACCAACTATATAGTCTTCTTGTATAAGCCAATGTTCAGTTTCTAGGAGCAAAGTCTCACCAGATGTAGATTCTTCTAAAGTAAATTGATAATTCAACGTATCCACAGACAATGCCTCTTCAATTGCATCAATATCTGAAATACCAGTATCCAAACGTTCTGAACTATAATCAAATGTACGACATTGCAATTTATAAACTGGATTGTTATCTAACTGGTGGAATGGTTGATCATGATCAACAAAATTAACTTGAAACAATTTTTTCATTATTGGGTGAAAAACTAAATCGCCCTCAAGTGGCCTATCTGAATCTGTTGCATCAGTCTCATTAAGAAGATAAAAATCAGACCCCTCAAAAACAACTGCATTGTCTAAATTATCAATAGTTCCAGATTCTATCAGAATAGAACCACCTGTTGTATCTGTTCCATCTTCAATAGTAAATTGTTTTGTTAATTCTTGAAATCTATGTTTTGCAACAACAAAAGTAATTTCGCTTAGGTCTTGAAGCCCAAACTTTGACATAAGTTCTTTTTCACCAGCATATCCACCGCCAGCGTTTTCAACATACATTTCTATTTTTGCAGAGTTCCTAAATTTTGAAAGTGTGTCCTCACCAAACATAGTATCTTCTGCAATAAGTGTTCTGTCAATATAATGAACATCATGTCCATAAATTTGAATTACCTCAGCAACTAAATTCTTATACAAGTTTTGTTCACTTGCAAGAGCAGCAATATTGTTTGTGTGGAATGCTGAATTTACTGCCATGAGATTATCCTATCATACCATTCACAGGTAATTCAAAGTGTAATTGAATTTGCTCTTCTAACTTATTAATTTCATCTAATGCCTGAGAATAAATATCACCACCGTTCATAGTAACACCACCGAGCATTTCTACTCCGATAAACTTAGAAAGGTTTGAGCCCCATTGTCTTTTGATAAGAGCAGTTGTATATCTCTTCAAAAACATATCGTTAAAGATATCATTAAATTGTGTTGGATCAAGTTTTCTATAACATTCAATAATAATATATTCATCTACACTAACAGTATTAGACCAATCCATATCTAGATAAAGTCTTTGTTGATGTTGATTAAAACGAATTGGAACTTCACCAACAAGTATGTGTTCTAAGAAGTCAAGATGCTGAAGAGTCATCTGGTATTCCATAATAGATGTTGATGAAAAATCATATAAATCATTCAGTCGCAATTGATATCTAATATCAAACATATCTCCACCAGTACTATCTGTAAAAGGAAATACTTTTACAACTGAAATAACTGCATCTGGTGTAGGAATATAACCAGCACCGTCTAACCATGTAGCAGTTGCTTCACTATCGACAGTATCTGTTGCAGATGAACTAATATTAACTGACGCTCTATCAATATCAGCTTGTGTTATTTGATGTTTAAGATATACTCTTTCAATACCATCGTAATGATACTCAGAGAAAAACTGAAGAGCTTCATCAATACGGTCATCGATCTGATCGTCTGATACGTTTATATCTATTACACCATAACCAAGTGACCTAAGACAGTACGTTTTAAATGTTTCTCTTGTTGTTGGAATTGCCATTGAGTCACTCCTTTACCTATATTTATAAGTATTTAGATGCGACACAATTAGGTCCATATTGCCCATCATCAAACCAATCCCCCTGTTTTATAAATCCTATTTTTTCATATGTAGATAATGCACTCTTTCTGGGAACTGTCCACAACCAAGTTGCTCTTTTCTTACTAACAAATTTAGATGTATGATTTAAAATTTCAAATGCAAGGCCTAATTTTCGGTGTTTTGGAGAGGTCCAAAGTCCTCTTGATCGCCAATAAGAATCATTTTTATAATCAAATGGATGATTTGTTGAAGTTTGGAAGCAACTATTAACACATACTAGCACATTATCAATTTTTATACCAAAAAAATAGGGGATACCGAACTCATTTTTCTCAATCCCCTTATCTTGACTTAAACTTGTTGAAGGATGAAACCATGTCCAGTTATTAACTTTTTTGACCCCTCCCTTCTTATTAGGCCAAAGTTCAAGTTCCCAAACTTTCTTTATTTCTTCCCAATCGATATGTTCTACTTCATACATAATCTTTAAAATTATCCCATTCATGTGGTTTATTAAAACGATGTGAGAAATGAACAAATTTAATATCTGGATGAAATTCATCTCCCAAATATATGTACTCGTTTCCTGTTATCTCTCTATATTTTCTTGTGAGTTGGACATTAAATTTCATCATGCTCTTACCATAAATAATATCTTCTCCAGTAACCCAACGA